GATATGGTCGGTAAAAAATTATTTAAATATAATGGACATACCATTGTTGGACCAGCAAAAGATGCTTATATCGAGTTCGGTGTTACTTATGACGATCAATTTTTAATTGATGTTATGGTCTCACCAACAGGACCAGTATGGGATGATTTTGTTGAAGCAATTAATAATGGATCCATTTTTTCTATAATTACTGCAAGAGGTCACACACCATCAGCAATTAAACAAGGTATATATAAACTAATTAAATCAAACAAAAATGGTATTGATTCAAATAAGTTGGTTAAAAATTTATTAAAATATAAAGATTTAGCGGATGAGGGTAAATTATCTAAAGATAAACTAATAAAATCATATTTAGATTTATGTCGTTTTCACACTGTTTCTTTTGGAATGAGTTCTGAAACAAATCCAGAACCAGAAAAAATTAAAGCTATGGAAGAATTTATTAAATATGTTAAAAAAATTTCTCTCCAGTTGCAGAAAAAAGCTTTAATAAAAAATAAAATAAATAATTATATTAAGCCATTTATTGGTTTTTCAGATGATGATGTAAAAAATGTAGCTAGTATGAAAGATTATTTTAAAGATAAAGAAGATAATATACTACAAACTTACTTAACATCAAGAGGAATAAAAACAAAATATTAATAATAAATGCTAGTACTAGTATATTTTATTTAAAAAAAAATAAAAGTAAATAGAAAAATTTTATTTATCGTATATTTATAATAAAAATAAACATAAAATTAAAAATTAAAAATTATGGCTGATTTGTTAATGAAAATGCCAGTTCCGTACGAACCCAAAAGGCAGAACAGGTTTATTATAAGGTTTCCTTCAGATTTGGGTATCAACGAGTGGTTTGTGGAAAGTGCTTCAAGGCCATCAATAAAAATCGGTTCAACCGAAATACAATTCTTAAATACATCAACATTTGTTGCTGGTAGATTTAATTGGGATGCAATCACAGTTAAATTCCGTGACCCAATTGGACCATCTGCTGCACAAGCTTTAATGGAATGGGTTCGTTTATGTGCTGAGTCCGTTACAGGTCGTATGGGTTATGCTGCAGGATACAAAAAAAATGTTGATCTTGAAATGTTAGATCCAACAGGAGTTGTTGTAGAAAAATGGATATTAGAAGGCACATTTTTAACTGATGTTAATTTTGGAACATTATCATATTCTCAAGATGCTTTGGCGGACATTAGTGGAACACTTCGTATGGACCGTTGTATATTAGTTTATTAATTTCTTTTAAATAAAACTAAAATATATTTATTCATAGATACGATATTTAATTCCCATATATTAATATGTATGGGAATTTTTTTTTATTAAAATAACAAAATATATTAATTATTAAGATTTTAACTAAAAAAAATAAATATATTTACAAAAAATATAAGTAAAGTATCTTTATAATAAAAAAACAATTATGGAAAACGATTCAAAACAGTATGGTCAAATGGATTTTAATTTACCTCACGATGTTGTGTCTTTACCTTCGGGTGGTAAATATTATAAATCTAAAAAGAAAAGTGTTAAAATTGGTTATTTAACTGCTGCCGATGAAAATACTCTTTTAAGTATGAACCCAAATAAAACAATTAAGGAATCAATTGTATTACCGTTATTAAGAAATAAATTATATGAAACGGATATTAGACCTGAAGATCTTTTAGATGCGGACATTGAGGCATTATTAATATTTTTAAGAAATACATCTTTTGGTCCTGAATATGTTGTAAGTGTTACTGATCCACAAACAAATAATGAATTTAATGCAACAATTTTACTTGATGAATTAAATATTAAAAAAATTAAGATTGAACCTGATGATGATGGGTATTTAAAAACAACATTACCAAGAACAAAATCTAATGTTACGTTAAAATTTTTAACTATGAGAGATTCTGTTGATATTGAAAAAACTTTAAGTGGATATCCATCAGGAATAATACCACCTATTGCAACTCTTAGATTAAGTAATATGATTGTTGATATTGATGGTAATACTAATAGGGGTGATATTGTTAAGTTTATTGATAATATGCCAATAATGGATTCAAAACATATTAAAAACTTTATGTTAGAAAATGAACCAAGATTAGATTTAATAAAAGAAGTTATCGCCCCGTCAGGAGAAAGAGTAATGGTGAACATTGCTTTTGGGGTGGAATTTTTTCGGCCTTTCTTCTGATTACTCAAAATTTATATTAGACGAATTTTATTTATTGGCAAAGATGTTAAGAACATCTTATTCCGAGTATTTAAAAATGCCAACATATGTGAGAAGATATCTTATTGATAAAATCATTGAGGAACACAAAAAAAATAAATAATTTATATTTATTATAAAAACAACATATGGCTCCAAAACCAAAATCTGACATAATTCCTGACGGAACACTTACAGCTCCTGTTGATAATACAATACTCAATGATCCATTAATATCACTTGATAAAATCACAGACATTGTAAATACCACGTTAAAAAACCCTTTAGATGGTGTTTCATTAACAATTGCAACTATAAACGAACAAATTGGGACAGGTTTACTTACCGCATTAACTAACTTAGATTCAGAAGCAAGTAAATTAGTTAAAACTTTTGGAATTAGTAAACAAAGAGCGGGAGAATTGACCCAAACTGTTGCTGACGCAATACCCAAATTTGTTGGTATGGGACTTAAAGTTGGTGATGTTGCGGAAACGTTACAAGGTTTGGGAGAAACCATGAATGTTAATATTATGTTGAATGCCGATTCTTTAGCTAGTTTTGCTGCAACCGCAGAAGTAACTAAAGTAAAACAAAGTGAATTAGCGGAAAAATTTAGAGATGTCGGTGTTAGTATTGCAAGTATTGAACCTAAAATGTTAGATGTTGTTAAAATTGCTAGACAAGCAGGGGTAACAGTTCAAGCTGTTTCTGCGGGTGTTGTTACTAATTTAGATAAAATGAACCTTTATAATTTTGAGGGTGGGATTAAAGGATTAGCAAAAATGGCGGCACAAGCTTCAAGATTGGGGGTTGATATGTCAGCAATATTTACTGTTGTAGATAAAGTATTTAATCCTGAAGGGGCAATTGAATTTGCGGCATCACTACAAAGATTAGGTGTAACATCAAGTCAATTACTTGATCCATTAAGATTGATGGATTTAGCTCAAAATGACCCAACAGAACTTCAAAACCAAATTGTAAACATGACAAAAGAGTTTACAAGATTCAATAAGGAGAATAATCAAATAGAAATATTACCTGGAGCTAAAAGACGTATTGACGAAATTGGTAAGGCGATGGGATTACCTGCCGGCGAATTACAAAAAATGGCAGTAAATGCGGGGATGTTTGAAATGAAATTAAAACAAATTAAATTCCCAACCGATATTGCAACCAAAGGAGATAGAGAACTTATTGCAACAATGGCACAAATTGGTAAGGACGGTATTGCCAAAGTAAGGATAGAAGAAACACGTATAGGTAAAGATGGTAAGGAAGAAGGAACGGGAGAATATATAGATAAATTAGTTAGTGAATTAAGTACTGATGATGTTGCAAAATTGGCACAACAACAAAAAAGTAATGACGCATCAATGGAAGAAATTGCGAAAGATCAATTAACTTATTTGAAACGAATTGAATCATCTATGAATACTTTTGTGTCAGCAGCTAAATACGGTATTGCAAGTTCTAACACACTTCAAGGTGGATATAAAGGTGGTTTAAATTTTTTTCAAAAAATGTTGGACGAACAAATACCTCAAAAAGGTAAAGAAAGTAAGAATTACAGAACAGGAACTGATTATGTTGCTAATGAAGTTAGTGAGTTTATAAAAACTTTAGGTATTGGAGATATGTTTAAAGATTTTAAAGAAATGACAAAAACTTATTTTGAGGAATTAAAAACTTCTATTCCTACAATATTTGGTATGGGAGGAGATGATACACCTTTAATTCAATCATTAAATAACCCAAACTTGGCTATTTCTTATGAACCAATGACAATAACAACTGATAATAAATTCGCCGTTGATTTTAATGTTATTGCTGATGATAAAATTAGTACTCAGTCAATTCAAGATATTAATACCGCAATATCTAATTATTTTAATGGTCCTGATGGAACAAAAAATATGCAAGAATTACTTAATCGAATTGATAATATTAGAGTATCAAATAGTCAAAAACCAATTTTTAAATAAAAAAAAACCGACTAAAGGTATTTATAAATAAAGAAAAAAAAAATGCCAGAAAGTGTTTTATCATTTACATCATCATCATCTTTTAGAGATTTATTAATAGCTAGAAATTTACCACCATATCAGGTAGAAGGGTCGTTTAACCCCCCATCTGGTAATGTGGTTTATGAGATTAGTCCTTTAAACAATAGTAATGTTATTGATTCACCTGACAATTTAATTTCAACAAACCAATTAGCAAATAATTTATATCCATTAAATGAATGGGGACCTGATGGAGGATTTTTAGGTAAATATAGTGTTCCAGGATCACCATTACCCGTTGAAAGTAATAATGGTCCTTATGATCCAACAGATTCAGCCTTAGATTTAATTAATGAATTTTATATTGATGCGGCATATATTAGAAATATGTTTGGACCTGAAGGGGGTTATAAAGATTTAATTATTATAACCGACCTACAATTATCTTCACAGTATTATTTACCATATTACGATGGAGTACCAACTATTTTCATTCCGTCAAGTTATACACCATATTCAATTTTACTTTCAAGTAATCCAAGTGGGGATATGGGTAATTTATCACAAGATTCATATCTTGCAAAAATTGGGGCATCCCAATTAAAAGGGTATTTTGAGGATAGAATAGCTCAAGAAATATATCAAATGACTCTTGGTAGTATTAACTTAAGTACTTTACAAGATCCTTTTAGTGCCTCCATGTTGGCAACTGGACAACAACCATTCTTTACTAAGAATTGGAAAATAACAATACCTGAAAACCCATTGTTAGCCGCTGTAAGTTTTTTAAATCGATTAACAGGGACTTATTTTCCTGTATCATTTATTCCTGGAGATTACTTTGATGATCCTGATCCAATATATTCACCACAAACTCAAAACGCCTTAAACGTTGTAAACAATTTAACAGGTGGAGCGTTAGGTTCTGTTTTAAATAATTTTAGGAGTCCTTCTGAAATATTTTTAGCAAACACTGGTAATGGTCAACAATCTGTTTTATTTAAAAGTTTAGAATATAATTTATATCGA